TGTTAGTTCTAACTGAAACACCATTTTGGGTAGTTACATTTTCATTTGTAGATGGAGTATAAACCATAACTCCAGTGATTGGATCCCCATTCCAATGTTTGTTCCAAGATCCCCATTCGACGGAATTATATCCAGATTGAGAATCAAATTCTTCGGCAGTTAATTGATCTTCTGTCTTAGTAATACTTCCCACTACTTCTATTCTATTGGGAGATACTTTAACAGTATCTACCCATGTATCAGAAGATGGAGTAAGTTCTATCGAACCTCCATAGAAAGTTCCCCTAAATGGAGCGACGCTAGTAACTCTTGTTGAATATGGTTGATCTATTTCTACTACTTCAGTGTAATCCAGAGTCAGCATACTTCCAGTTTTTCTTATCCCATTACCATTTAAATCAGTTGCAAATCTTAAATCTGCAGTAGGGTCTAAACCAGAACCACTGGAAATTATGGACGAATATCCAGGTAACAAATCAATAAATGTGGTATAGTGAGAAGGTCTCAATTCTGAATTCTTAGAGTCGAATGAATTTTTAACTATAGTAACTTTCTTTTGCGGAGAAGCATCAGAAAAATCATCAACAAAAATTCCCAATTTTTTTCTATCCAATCCATTGGAATCTTTTATCTGTAAACTTGTGGTTCCGGATTCTAAGAAAGAAAGTGACGTGTAGTATTCTAGATTTTGAATTCTATTTTCAAGTTTTCTAATATCGAACATAGTATATCTCCTATGCTCGGTCAATTTAATATTGCAATCAGAAACATTACAGAGGTATGCTGGTAAAAATACACTAGCAATTTCCAATGAATTGTTGGCGGGCAACGGTGGTTGAGGGAATTCTGCCGGTTGCCCTTTACTTATTTGGAAAATACCATCTTTAGATAAGAAAATTTTGTCTATTCTAGGTAGATAGAATGAATAATCTAAGGCAAAAGATTCATCTGAAGCAAGAATATTTTTTGATGAGTTTTGTTTCTCAGTAAAATCCCTACCAAAATATTCAAAAGGAGATCTTGCATTTTCCGCAACAACATAGTCAGAAACCCTTGGTCTTATATCAATAATATCACATACTTTATTTTGATTAACAACATCCAAATCACAATAATCAAATTGACTATATGAATTTGCTGTCGTTATGTCTCCGGAATCTGAATCTGAATATGAAGCAAATTCACAGACAACTTTTAAACTTCTAACTGGTTCTGCTGTTCCTGGATTTCTCACTAATCTGCAATAATCCAAAATACTATTAGTTTGACCTTTTTCCAAAACAAATCGATTGCTTATATCATTATCACTAATTCCAATATTAGAAATGATTGCAGTAATACCGGATCCTTTAAATGTGACTTTTTCGCCTACAGTAAATGAGTTTGCATTTTTACGTACATAATCAATCTTTGTGCTATTTTGACTAGACACATAAATTGCAATTGTGGAACTTTCTTCACCTACAAATTCTTCACCAACTAGTAAGTCTGCGGTTGAATTTGTAATCCCATCTAAAGAAGTCAAAACAATGTTTGGCAAAACTGCATCTGTAGTTGTTTGTGATTCAAAAACGCCAAAAACATTTGTTACTTCTGATTTTAATAAACAAATATCTTCATCTTGAACTCTGGTTCCATATGGATAGTTTCCGTATACTAATCCATCATTTAATGTAGTTGCTCCTACTCCAGATGCTGCATATTTTGATTTGTTTATTGTTATAACTGCAACTTTATTTCTATCTTTAACTTTAGATTTTACTTTACTTTTTCTTAAAGTTGCAATTAATTTACAACCACTAGAACTAGATGTAGAAAGACCATTTATTGTTAATATCGAACCACCAGAAGTGAATGAAAACTTATCTTCGCTTAAAGGTTCGTTTGTTCCGTTGGCAGTAGTTAATACATATCTTTCCTCATCAAAAGGAAGAAATGTTTCATCTGTTCCTGCTGTGATAGATCCAGTTGAATTTGAAGTAATTGTTACATCAAACTCTTTTCTTATGGTTAAGACAGAACTATCTAAATTTACCTCAGATATATTATTTTTCGGTAATTTTGTATATAAGGTATTTGAACTTGATTTTTGTAGACTTGATGTTAAAATTCTAAAATCACTTGGATTGATCGAAGATGCTGGTAGAGAACCATCACATATACCCGCAACACTAGTTACGCTAGTAATTGTAAGTGAGTTTTGAGATACTGATGTTACTTTAGAATAAGTTATTGTAGAAAGTCCAGAATTTGTATATGATACCAGACTTCCAATTTTAACTTTACCCGTAAATATATAATCAGATGAGGTTACTGTGCTAACTCCACCACTTCCAGCACTAATATTTACTAAACCAACTGAAGAAGAAACGTATTGTTTAGTATCGGCACTAAATGTTAACGCTGTTCCAACACGACCAAACAAGGATTTTACTTCATCTAGAGTGTGTTGAGTGACTGCTATGGAAACTCTATTATTTTCAATACCATTGAAAATTAACTTCTCTCCAATAATAAAACTTCCACTGGTATTGTATGCGGTGATGATTCCAGAGTTTCTTCCATCATATCTTAAATAACCTTTTGCTCCACTAGATTTACCTTTAACTTGGCATGGAGTGTTATATAAGATATCAGAATCTAATTGATTATTTAATGTAATTTCAGTATATAATTGCGTATCATATAGAGAAATATCCCATTCATTGAGATTAGAATTTGACGAATTATAAGATCCAGACTCTAATGCAAAATCATAAACTCTAGAAATTCCAATTTCTTTTCCGGGAGAAGTTGAAGATGAGTCCGTGACAACTCTAGAATCTCTTAAACTTAAAGAATATGAAGTCGATAATCCTAGTCTTGGGGATCCAGAAACTCTATTTAAAGAAAAAGTTGATCCTGTATTATAAATTACTTCTTGATTTTCTAATAATTTAGTTGTTCTTGGTTTTTCAAAATCTAAAAATGTTGGGCTTATTGTGGATACTTCATAACCACTAATATATGCTTTTAATGGCGAAATTTGATAAGATCCTAAACTTTCTGATGCAATATTGTTATTATATGTTAACCTAGCATCAGGAAAAATTCCATCATTACCCTGAAAATCATTTAGAGTTTCTCTTACTTGTAATGATGGTGGATTAACATAATAGTCTCCATTTGTTTCATAAGTTCTTCTTGCCAATTCATCCAAAAATAAATTGTATTGTGGGTTTTTGATTATCGAAATCAGTTCACCATTTTTTACTTCTAATAATTGAATAAAATCAGTACCAACTTCGTCATCAGTTTGAATCTTATCTAATGTTGCAGTTATCTTTAACCTATCTGCTCCTGGAGCAGAATAATTTGAAAATCCTTGCGAATTATCATATAAAGTTTCATCATCATCTGAAGTTACTATTTCTTCTTTTACTCGTAACCCTATTTTAAAACTTGGTTTATTTGAATACTGATCTAAAATTATTACATCCTCTTCTACATTTACAAAATGTCCCCTAATATAAAAAACTCCTTCGGTCAATGTTACTAAAGAACTATAAAATACCGAGTCTGAAGTCTCAACAGCAGCAAAAGACTCATTTTCCGAAACCAATACAACTTCAGTTTCATCTAAAAAGTTAACATCAGAAATAGTTGTTTCTGCTATTAGTTCTTCACCGTTAATGAATGCAGAATAAGAAGATGATTGATAATCAGAATCTAGAAATCTTAAGTATAGAGTAACACTATTCTTTTCTGAAGCTGTAGAATCTATTGCCGCAATAACATATGCTCTAATGCCACTACTTCTTCCCCTAATATTAGTTCCAACAATATATGGAATGTAAGAAAAAATATCAATTCCATTAAATTGATTTTGCAATCTAACTGCTATTATTTCATTGTTATAATTTATTGCCCCTGGGATAACAATAGACCCTTCCTTAAAAAAATGATCTCCAAATTTTTCTATTTGGTTTTGGAGTATTGATTGTAGGGTTGTTAATTCCCTCGCCTGCAGAGGATATCCAGGTTTAAAAAGAACTTTATAAAAATTATTATTAGCATCAAAATCATCAAAATATGGAACTGAATTTAGGTTAGTCTTTTGTGGCATGGTTCTTTAAAATTGCAAAATAACTTTTATATCTTCTTTTTGATTTGGTGACCTGGTTATTGAAGGTCTGTTGTCAATATAAATCATCTCGCCGGAATATTTTTCAACCTCTGGAGTTGATATTCCATTTGTAAAAGATTGTCCTAGATTGTATGTTATACTATTTATGGTTGTACTTAACCCAGTAAATGAAGTATCAATTGGTAAAGTATTGGTTACTCCATTAATAGATCCTCCAGAAGAAGAAAATCTTATAAGTTCATATCCATATTGTGGGGTAAAACTTAAATTGCTATTTCCAGTTTGAAATCCAACAATACTTCTGTCTTGCCAATACTTCAATACACCAGTTCTATTATCATAAGATACCACTCTCCCAACCGCAGTAGTTCCAGTACTTACCGTTTGAGTGATAGTTGAATTCGCTGCAAAAGAAGCTGATGTGAAACTACCAGATAATTTTATCGCATATGTGTTACTAGCTTTTGGTATACTTAAATTAGTATCCGTAGTTCCTGGAGAAAGTGGATTTTTTAATACTCCTATCCTTGCAATTTTATTGCCTGTAATAAAATCGGGATTTAAGTTATCATTCTCTATTCTTGAATAAATTAGTACACTCTTAGCACCCAAATCTTTATAGATATCATATCCGTGTCCCTTTAGTGGTGGAATTATGACTTCAAAGGTCGGAAGAACATCTCCGGTTATTCCTGCTGATTTAATATCAATAGTTCCATAAGTGTATCCATAACCGCCGTTAGTTATACTAATAGATTCTACTGTCGAATCACTTCCAACAACAATAGTTGCTTCTGCATCAAAACCATCACCAATAATTGGAACATTAGTATAAACTTTTGGCGATCCAAGTCCACTACCTCTACTCAAAATAGTAGCAATTTTTAACTGTCCACTTATTAATGGATTTGCATTTGTCCTAATTGCTGAAGTATCTGTACTGGTACTCCAATTTTTTGGTACTGGAATATAATTTATAGAATCAAATTTTACAATGTCCGATGGTTTTATTGTAAATAAGTATTTCCATATATACCCATCTCCACTCGATCCAGCACTTTTTGGTTCTAAATCCGTAAATGTTGGTTCATCTATTGATGGTCTTCCATTTGGGTTTTCTGGATCAATGCCGTTTTGCAAACAAATATAAACACGATAATCGCTATTAATCACATAGAAATTTGACTCATACAAACTAGTTCTTGAAGATGGAACTGAAAGCCTATTTCTACTTATGTCGTGCCTATACATATCATATGTTGTTCCAGACTCCCACTCTATTTTTCTTACGACCTGTCTAACATCATCAGAATTAATTTTTTTAAGTGCTATAATAGTATCCCAAATATCATGGTAATTATCTAGAGAATCTATCGGTGATGGTGGAGTTTGTTCCCAATTAGTATCATAATCTGTTGAATTTGTCAATCCAACAAATGAATAGTAATTATTATCTTCAGACTCAAATGAAGAAATAAAGTTTTCGGCATTAAATATTCTTAATTGATCTGTTATAATCGCAGACATTGACTTATAGACTTTTTTATATTTATTCTACTTTATATAGAATCAAAATTGTTGCTTGATAGTGGGTTATATCTCCTAATTATTGGAGTGCTATTTAACCCAACCACCCCAAACTGGGTTCCAACATTAAATTCATTTTTATTTCCTGGGATATTTATTATTCCCCAACTATAATCACCATAGTAAGAACTATATCCAAATCCAGAAAGACTAGAATAAGTACTAATACTAACGACTACTTGAACTACAGTTGTGGTTCCTACTCCCAAAACACTAGTTGTTGCACTTGAGACCGAAATTACCTGATATACATTATCTAGCCCGGTCGTTCCTACTCCAATTATATTTCCATTCCTATCTAAAGAAGTTACTCCAGATCCTATTTTAGAATTGGAAACTTTAAAGTAATAATTTTGTTGTATTTGACTTTGTGTTATTGTGGTATCTACAATTGATGAATTTCTCAAATAAGAAGAACCTGGAATGTATAAATCCAGTATCAATCCAGTGGAAGCAAACCCAACAGAGGTAGATTTAATTCCCGAAATAATTCCAAAGTCACCGAGATATGAAACATTATCCAAATACTCTTTCTTTATTGTTGGTGGATCAATTAAAACTATTGGGGGATTTGTTTGAGAATATCCAAATCCGGGAGATGTAACTGTAATTGATGCAACAGAACTTCCCGAAATAACTGGTGATAGTGTAGCTTTTCCTGTTGTTCCAATTTCAAGTGGACTTTGTATTGAAACTGATGGTTCTGCATCATATCCAAAACCACCATTGACAATATTTACCGATTGTATTGTCCCCGCTGAAGATACTGTAACTGTTGCTATAGCTGCAATTAAATTGCTGTTGTCTATGATTTCTATTTTGTTTATAAACTTATTTTCTATATTCTCATTTTTTGTATCAAATGCGATTTTTACCAAATCAACAAATAACTGAGTAGATCCTATCCCAACCGATTTTATTAGGTTAGATACTGGGAATATATTTGGTTCATATTCAATTCTACTCTTGTTTACTTGAATTCCATCTATCACAAGGTCATTTCTTTGCTTTTGCCAATTAACTGGACGTAAAAACTCTAAATTGCTAGTAACTCCAACTGAATTATATGGACTAGTTTCGACAGTATCTGGAAGTATTATGTCTTTCACAATTCTTTGATTCTGTATCAATTCAGAGGTATTGCCATTAATCTGCAACAAATCTCCTGACTTAACGGTTTCTAAAATGTCTACATCTATAACATCGACATTGGGTGTTCCTCTGTAAAATATTATTCTACATTTATCACCAGATTTAGGAGATTCAGTGAATGTGATTGTACTTCCGCCATTGAAAACATACGCTACGTCTGGTTTTTGTAGTACATCATTTATGAATATAAGTAAATTATATTGTAAATTTATTTTTGATTGCTTTTTGGCAATGATAGCAATTCTATTGTTATTATATAATAGTGGAAAAGTTTTTCTGGATCCATTAAACAACGTATCAATATCATCTAGTTTTTGTAGTTCTCCTAAAGACCAACCACTAAAACTATCATTGTATATTCTTTCTACGGTAAGAGTAAATTCTTTAAACGGTTTTGTAGTGTCTGTTGGTATTCCGCTTAATCCACCACTTTCCACAGTCAAAACATCACCAACATTGTATGAATATCCATAATTTGTAATCGTAAAGTCAATAACACTAGATCCCTGACCCACTACTATATCTATTTTTGCTTGAGTTCCAACTCCACTACTTACACCAGAATATTTTAAATTTAAATCGGAGTATGATAATGGGGCATCAAAAACAACTTCTGGTGGATTTGTTGACGTATATCCAGTTCCAGGATTTGTAATAGCAATACTTACAATTCTTCCATTACTAACGGAAGCAGTTCCAATATATTGAATATTAGGTGTCCCTACACTTAAAGTTTGAACTCCAACTCTAACAATAGGTTGAACCAAAGATCTGTATCCAGATCCACTATTTCCAATACTAATTGATTGTATTGTACCTGCAACAGAAACTGTTGCAGTTCCTCCAGCAGATATTAAAGGTTGATATCCGAAACCATTGCTAGATGCAACGGACACTATTATACCTCCTCTTGGAATACTTGCATTATTTGGGTCATATAATGCGGAAGTTGCAGTTCCCGTAAAATTCAAATTTGTTTCAGATGATAATTCAGATAGTATATAATCGTTTTCTGGAGATTGGAAAATATTGTTTATGAGAATTATTGCATTAGATGTAGAAAATCCAGATATATTTTGATTGTTGGAAGTTAATTCAAAATCTTTTATTGCCGCATTAAAACTTGAGTTGATATCATCAAAAACATAATTTGTATTATAAGTGCTTTCATTAGAATTTGGAATTCCGGATCTTACAAATGCTCTTCCTTGGAAAGTAGACCTTATATTAACATCACCATTGATATCATCATATATTGGTCCGTAAGGAGCTTCTGAGAAATATATTTTACTACCAACAATATTATAATTTCCCCTTAACTTTGTAATTAAAGAATTACTAGAATGTGATTCTAAACCAGTTCCTAAGAAAGGTCTCTGAACTTCCACAAGATTTGAAGTTCCTATACCAACAGTAGATATTTTCATTATCTCATTATTAATTTTTATCAAATCTCCAGCAAAAAATGAAGTGATTCCTGAAAATTCTAATGTCGTATCTATTAATTCTATGCTATCAGTAAGTAATGAAGTAATAGCTGTGGAAACAATTGGTGATTGAATAATCTCATCAATTAATATCAAACATTTTGAATTTTGATTTGTTGATGTTACATAGTGATTGTTACCGGCACCAACAGAAGTTAAATTTATTAACTTTGGTGAAATAGATAAAGCATCTTTTGGTGAAGTGCAAAATCCAACTAATTTATCACTGAATTTATAGATATATAAATCTCCCCCCAATTTATTTGTAAGACCTATTCCGGAAACATATGTTTCCGCTATTCCTACAGCGAATGATGAGTTATACCCAAATGAAGTAGAATTTGATATTCTAGAAAATGTAACGGCAATTCCAGAATTTATTTGAGAACTAAGAGTGCTGGCTAAAGAAACTTTATTTGAGTTTACATTTGTTATCGGTATATAAACATTATTATTGTTAAAATAAGCATCGGAATTTAATCCAGTAGTGGATGAAACTTCCAAAATATTTGTTCCTATTCCTGCCACTGATGTTGTTTGTGTTGTGGTAACATTAACAAAATCAAAAGATCCTGTGCTGTATACTACCTTTTCTCCACTAACAAAGTAATGATTTGGTATGTAAACTAAGTTAGTAGATAGATTAATTCCCGAAGGACTTGATATTGTAGATTCTTTTTGACCTCCGAAAGACCTTTGAAAAATTGGTATAGATTTATAATTCAAGTTAAAATCTTTTTTAAATGAAATATCACTCGATGATGAAAATTTACTTAATCCAGTAGATAGTTCAGCATTTTTAAAGTTAATTGAAACAGGAAATGAAGAAAATTCGACATAAGAAACAATATGTTTTAAAATAGATACTTCAACATCTATATTTGGTTTAGGTGTAAAGAATATTTCTGTAATTGAACTAGTGGAACAATCGAATTCTCCTAAAGATTTTCCTGATGTACTGACATTTCCATATTCAGTAATAGTGCAATCTGAATCGTTGTTTAGTACAATTAATTCTGAAAGTTGTATGTGATTATTAGTTGTATCTGTTACCTGAACTACAAAATAACCCATATTATAGTTAGAAGTATAATCGGTTATTAATTCTGCGACAGGTGAAAATGAAGATGCTATCGAAACAACTTCCGATTTAACGTCAGCATACCTTAAAGGTCTAGAACCCACTGCAGTATAATTTGTACTAGCTATAGAAACCGAAATTACATTGCAGTCAAGATTATCGGAAACATTGGAATTGAAAATAACATCTATATTTGAACCGGAAAAAGATGCATCATAAGTTCCAATTCCGACTTGAGAAAAATTAGAGTCATTTGATAAACTAATCCTACCAAGTTCTGAAAAAAATATATCAGATCCGTTAGAAACCAAATTTATTTCATTATATTCATATGTTTTTCTATCGGACGAAGAAAACTCTACCAACAATTTGGCAGAAGTAAATTTTGATGGAATTGTATATATTGTCTGTGATGAATTAATACCTACGTTTAAATAAGTAGTAGCTATACTAACCGTATTACCAAAATCATAGTAGTCAAAATTCAATATATTTTGTTTAGTATCATATGATATAAAACTGTAACTGTATTCATTATCTCTAGAATCTAGTGGAAAAAACTCTAATACGGCTAATTCACCATTTGCTTTAATATCAAAACTACCAAGTTCATCCTCAGTAAACATTTTTGCATATTGATTTAAATATATTTCACTGCCATCTGTTAAGATGGTTATTACTGAAGATTGTCTTCTTTCTTCAAATCTATCATCTTTTACGCCTAAAAATATTTTTTTTGCTCTTACCTTGGTTGTCATGTTAGTTTTAGATATTAAATGAAGTTACAAATGTTTTTGATAATGATGTGTTAAAATCTACACTTATATCATCGATACTTAGTACTAGATTTCCAATTGATTCTGAGTAATCTTGAAGAATAACCGAATTAAATATTATTTCATCACTAGTTAAGGTATTTTCTACATAAAAATTATTTTCAGATACTAAATCATAATCACTTATACAATCAACATCAACTATACTATTTACATTAGATAATCCTGAAAGAAGTCCGTAATCTTGACTCGTGGATATTCCACTAAAACTTTGAGGAGAAGAGTTTAATGTTAAATCGCTAAATTTTTTAAATCCAAGTGTATGATTTAAGTTACTAACAATATCATTCCATTCCAGGAAAGGAACTTCCGATTTTAAAGAATATGAAAGATATTGATAATAATCACTATCTTGGACTCTTTGTAAGTTATCATTTAAAAAACCAGTGTTAGATTTCCATCCAGATTTAACTATCGATGAAGCATCTACACGACAGAAAGATTCGCTAGATAAAACTTCTTTAACAAAAGCTTGGGATTTTGATGCCTTCCCATAGATTAAAGAGTTTAAAACAAAATCCTTTGTTGATTCTATTGTTAAGTACTCGTTTTTAGGATCCCATCGTAATACTTTACCGATAATATTATCCGATTGAACTTCCTCCCCTATAACGAAAGAATTTTTTTCTAAAATAATATTGAAGGTTGGGAAAGAACTTTCAGAGATCACTCTTCCGGAAGAATTTTCTTCGTCAAAAGTACCTGGAATTTCTGAAGAGAGTAGATAATCTCCCAAATAATATTCAATTGATGCGTTTGATCCACCTAAGCTAGTATTTACTCCAACTACGGGGAACGTAGAATAATCATAATTTTTTGAGTTATATCCTTTATTTGAAGAATCTAAAACAGATATACCCTCTATTAAAACCCTATCTCCTATCGAAAAAGGAAAATCATTTACATCACTGAATTGTTTGTTAAGAACAGCTGAAACTATCTTGGTTGTATTATTAAATGATATAGAACTAATTCCAACTCCGTTTGAATTATTTACTGGTATAATTTTTGGAGTAACCCCATATAGGTTATCATTTTTTACAATATTTAAGAAGTTATTGTTAGAACCATAATTTAAAGTTATATTCTCTACAACTTTATTAGTAAAACCATCAATTACTACAAAATCCGGAAGAATAGTATAATCTTTTCCGTAAGATGTAATTTCTACGGATTTTATTGAAGACAATGGCTCAACTCTTAAAATTGAGGGAAATTTAACAAGAGGTCTGATAGTAGTATCCACAGAATAATTAAATCCTATGTCTTCTATTTCCAGAATTGTTATATTTCCCATAGTGTTGCTTTGTGGAAGGATTATAGCTCCACTTCCATTTAAAGATGTTATTGATGATATTGATGGAAGTCTTTGGTAAGAATTTCCTGAAGACTTTATTTGTATTGATTCAATATTACCAGATTCATTTTCTGAGTTTGTAATGTATCTAAAAGTAGCATTTGAATTTGAATAGTAATCAAAGTATAACTCATTTTTATTTTCAAAAGTGAATGAAGTCGATCCTATTCCACTAATGATTTTAATGCCATTTAGTTCGCTGGGATAAAATTCTAATTTATTTTTTGAATATACATCATCATCTATGATGATGTCATTTTTACCTATTGCCGTTGGAATTAATTTATAAAAAAGATTGTCTGGAAAATCAGAATCTATTTGAAACTCAAGTTTCGCATAAGAATCTATTCCAACTTGACCTAGTTTAATTATTTTAGGGGAACCATCGGAATTTATTGGGAAATATTTTGTAGAAAATGCTTCATCAGAAAATATTTCTAAGTCAAACGAAGAAGTTCTACCAACACCCACTGATTGTTGAGATAAAGAAGAGTCTGATAGATCAAATATAACTTTTTGATTTCTTTCAACGTTTATTTTTGGATTTATTTGATATAAAGTTCCAAATGAAGTTGATGAAATTCCAACGATTGATTTATTTTCTGAAACTGCTCCATAATATGAATCCGATAGTCTAATTCTGTCGGAATCATAAACTATTGCATAATATATTCCTTGATCTTCTAATCCTTGTGCGGGGGAAGAAGATACGTGAATTAATTTTTCTCCATTAATAAATCCGTGATTTTGTATTGGTATTAAATTATTAGTTAAATCAACAGTCGAAAAATACTTTGGATCTACTACTAATCTTTTATGAAAATTATTATATTGAACTTCTATTGTTTTTGTGGTCGTTGGAAAAACTTCAAAAACAACTTGATCGTTCACTTCAAGTGAATGTGTAGAAGCAAGAGATACTGTTATTGATGTTTTTGTTAAATTTGCTTTAGATACATTATCAAAATTTGTAACAAAACTATGATTCTCTCCTGATCCAGAATTTGTAAAGAATAGTGTTGATCCAGTCTGAGATATTCCTACAAATCCACCAGAAGTACCTACTCCGACTTTAATAGTGGATATTCCAATCAAATTATCGGAAATCTTAGCAACATATACTTTAGAATTATTCAATAAACTAAATGTAGAAATTCCACTATTTGAAACTATTATTGAACTTCCTCCATTAGTTTTATAAACTAACTCATCTCCAGTTTTTAAATTATGATTTTCTAAATAAATTGATTTTTCAGGAATGATGATAGATGTTATTCCTGATCCAGGATTTGAAAAATTGATTGTATATCCTATTCCAACAATAGTTCCTATACCCAAAGATTCTGATGGATTGAAATATATTTCTCTGTTTAAATTATAATTTTTATTTTTTAATTGATTTGCTAAATCAACATAGAATTTTCTAGGTTTTTGGTATAATGTAGAATATGCAGTGTGTGCTGATGAAACAGTAGAATTTTGACCTCGTAAAACTTTTACTCTTGACGATTTTTTATCAATCGATAATATTTTAACCTCTTCTGAACCAACAGAAAAAATATCATTTTCTCTAATATTATCATCAGTAATGTTAGAGATATTAAAATATGTAATTATTCCAGTAACATTGGTATTTCCTATAGATGTATTTAAAATAAATCTTTCTGAAATTATTCCAACTTTAAATGATTTTTGTAAAGATGGATCATATTCAGTCAATGAATTTAAATAAATTATATCACCATTGTTTAAATTATGAGGAGATGAAGAAAATCCTATAACTTTGTTCAGTGTCGTTGATGGATATATCTCTACATCATATATTTTAGTTGAAGTTTGTGAAATACCAGTTATTGTTTTTCCGCCAATAAAACTTACACTAGCACTAGCAGAAGATCCACCCGTATTCGAATTATCAAAAATTAATTTATCATTTACTTTATAATTTTCACCATCTGATATTACTTTAATGAAGTCTATTTTTCCCTTTGAAGTATTTTTTACCCTAATGTTTTGTGTTAAAAAATCACTAGAGTTTAAAAAATATTCATAATAAGAGTTTTCGTTATCTACGTTATAAGAACTAGTATTCCTTAGTATATTTTTTCCAACAAAATCAAAGTTTTCTTGATTTACTTTTGAATCAAAATTAAAATTAATAGGAGTTGATTTATAATTTTTTCCTATAATATAAGGGAATTTTGGTTCTTTTTCTCTGGCAAAAATTCCTTTAGTTTCTTCCGCAGGACTTTCACTAAGGGTCATAAAGTAAGCATAAGTTCCATTAGGAAATTCTGGAGTAATGCAAAATCTACCATTGTTTTCATCTAAGTCCCCATTATTTTCAAACACAAAATCTTCAATAAAATAACCAGCGGGAAAAATATTTTTATCTGGTCTGTAATTTTGATCGTCTATAGGATCTCCATATCCACTACGAATTTGTCTAACTCTTTTATTTGATATGGAATCGTATCCATATGGTCCATATATTGGATTTCCATCATAAGCCCAACCCAGTAAAGGTGAGTGATACTTTTCGGTATTAGATGAAAAATCATTTTCATAATCACTTCTATATTTCTTTAGTTCAGAATCAAAATTTTCAGAGTATACTTTTTTCCTTAATGATCTTGGTGCATATAAATGAGTGTATTGTAATCCATATATTTTATTATTACCCTCATAAATTACACCATCATCGGAAGATATCTTCTTAGTTTCTACTAATTTTTTAAATTTATTAATAGTCCAGATTTTTGGAACAAATTGTAATTGACAACCAGAACCAGAAGAAATGACATCTATGAAGGTATTTTTTTGTTCGTAATTAATTCCCCCAGATAATACTTTAACTTCAACCAATTTTCCATTACTTATAATTGGTGTTAAAACTGCACCAATTCCAAATCCTCTAATTACCAGATCTGGTGTAGAATTATAATCTTTACCTCCCTCTTTTATAGTTACGCTTACTATTTTCCCATTAGAAATTATTGGAGATACAACAGCACCTGAACCGGAATTTAAAGTATAACTTGGTTGTTTATTAAAGTTGATAATATCCGTAGATCCATATCCAGTTCCACCTTCATAGACAAATGCGGAATCAATTTTACCTCTAAAGGATGGTTGAACTTTTGCAGAAAAAGTCAATCCGGTAGTAGTATAAACTCCAACTTGACCGGTAATATTAACTTCAATTGGCTCGTAATTAAAAATGTGATTTCCACTTCCCGTGGATTTGAAATTTACATATTGATTTGTTTGATAATAAAAATCAAAAGAGGTACTTCCAATTCCAATATTAGAAAGTTTAAATGAGGTGTCGTTTATTTTAGTAACAATATACTTTCCTGTATTCAACCCACTTATATTAGTATCTCCCCCATAATAGTAGATAAGTTCTCCACTTAAATATGGATGCTTATAGACATTTACTGTATCATTTGCAGTGTTTATTCCTGACGATGAAACTGATACTTTTTTATTTTTATATCCACTTCCAGGGTCAAGAACAATCAATGAACTAATTTTTTTCTTTTTGATTGATGATCTAAATCTGTGATTTCCCGTACCAAAAGAAGTTATGTCAATAGTGTTTATTCCTACCAAAGAATCATTATATGTCTTATGCAATCTTATTGTATAATCATCAATAACTTTAGCAAAATATTTTGCTTCTGTTGTTAAACCACCTATTTTTCCAGTGTCATCTGCAAGATATATTATTGATTCTCCGGTTTTAAACTTATGAAAAGTAGAAAAACCTAAAGTATTTGTAGTTAAATTTATTTTTTCATTCGATGATGAAGAATTGAAATCAACATAGTAATCATAATCTACTATTTTGGGTGTAATAACTGCACCTTCCCCTGAACCACCAGAAACTGTAATTATTGGATTGTCGATATAATCAAATCCACCATCAATTAAATCTATTTTTTCTAAAGATCCCTCTACCCAACAATATCCACTCGCTCCAATAGAAGTATTGTTTGGTAATGAAATTTCTAACTTTGGTGGATTTATAATATCATATCCTTTACCAGAAGAAATAACATCTATACTCTCTATTGGACCGTAATAAACTACATCTTTTGATTTGTAATTACTTATTTCAACACCATTGATTAATATTCCAGTAGTGCCACTCTTTGTTTCATATTTTTTTCCATCATTTTCCGCATTTTTTAGTAATTTGATGCATCTCTGAGAATCTACAGTAGAAGGAATGTTATTTACTTTTGAAAATACTAAAGGATTAATGAAATTAATACTATCAGTTAGTGATGTTGAAGCAATACTAATGAATTTTCCTGCATCTATATTAGATCTACTTCTTGCTATTTTTATTTGAGTATCATCAACCTTTTTGACAAAATATACGCCAGTTTGTATTCCTAAACTATTAGAATCAGTTGTTGAATCAGTTCTAGAATATACAACAGCATCACCTGTTATGAACCCGTGACTATCACCATCATTTACTATTTTTAAAGTATCACCAGAAAATGATCCGTTTAAAACTACTTTTAAATCTTTAAACTCAGAATTTAAATTTTGGGAATAAAATGGAAGAGACGATGAAGTTACATATAAATCATCGCTACCAAAATCTTTATATAAATTTAATACATCTGCGACAAAATTATTTGAAAATTTAGATATTAATTTTTTTACTGTAAAGACTTTGGAAATTTCAAATCCATTTGTTTGAATTTTAAATCTTTTTTGTGGTATACTTCCTGTGGGGGTTGTTACATTAAATCCATCAATTACCGAAACTTCCCTTTTTCCTGTTGATTTATTAATGTATTCTATTTCTACCGAATCTCCTTGATATATTCCGTTATTATCAAAAGTTTCTATAGTATATTCAAATCCACCTTCATCTATAAAATTGGAAACCTCACACTTAATTGTCCTATTAAAAACCCAATTAGTATTCAATACATCATCTTTATTATATCCAAGATGTACAATCTTACCGATATCATTTTTTTCATAATAAACACCATCCTTCGGAGGATCTATTTTAGATAAAACTCCAGTTATCCTAAATCTTATTTCTTCTGCATCATTTTTTGCTGATTTATTAGAATATCCATAAGCATAGGTGTTTAAACATATTTCCAAACCTCTATTTAAAATTCCATTTACCCCACTGCAGTTTAAAAATTCATTTACAGTTGTTCCATTGTATTGAATATTATAAGTCGTACCTCCACTAATTACTATCAATTCCCCACTTTTGGGGAATCCTATTGTAGAATCTACAACAATCGTTGTTGAATTAATAGAAACATCATCTAAAATATTTGTTTTGGGGTGAATTTTTAATTCACCAAAAACAGATCCAGAAACATTTACATCTTTATTAAAATCATAATCTACCATCAAAATATAATATTCTTTATTATTCCTTATAATTTTTTGTACGTCGTTTACAGTACCAAATGATTTTGGAATATTATTATATTCATCTTGAAAAATTGTTTGATTTATAAGATCTTCTGGATTTCCTTGAATAGATTCAACTGCAATATTTTTTGTTACTCTGTATTTTGCATCTGATGGCTTTATCAAATAATCAGCAGGTCTAATTACTTCAACATCTTTACCGTACAAAACTCTAAACAATATTTCAAAAGATCCGTCCGTGCCTTTTGAAGAATAAAAATCTTTAGATTGCTTTAAAAATAAATTTTGATTTATATCAGAATATAAATTTCTATTTTCAAATCCATATAAAAACTGTTTTTTGGATTTATTAAAAAATTCTGTTAAAAATAGATTACTAAGATTGGTGACTGATTTATTTGTTCCGTCTGAATTTGTGGAAGTGTGTTCTTGAATTTCAGTGGAGGAGAAAATAAAGTCCTCAGAATTTGGAGTAGAATATTCAGTTATTCCACTAAATCCTCGTATACACTCTTCAAAAGTTGTTGAAGTTTTGGATTTATAAAGAATAATTTCATCATCAATAGAAATTAATCCATATGTTTTTGGAAACCCTTCAGTACTAGAAACATTAATCACATTATCAGCAAATCCAACATCTGATGTTAAATCTGTACTTGATACCAAATTCGTTAAATTATTAATTTTAATATATTGATCTACATTCTGTAGAATGTCATAAGCAGATCCTTTAGACTCCAGAGATTTATAATATTCTTTTAATAATTCAGATACTAAAGGATAATCCTCTCTAACAAATCTAGGAAGTTGACTTTCTACAATAGAACTGATTTTAACTCTTGTATTTTCCATTTACTAATTTCTTACTAGATTGCTATTTGAATAACTTGAAGATACTATATAATTTTTTCCTGAAGTATCGGAACCCGATTCAGTATTGTCGGGAATAATATCCACAATTAATTTATTAATATCTATCTCCAAATAAAGATCCTGAATACCAAAAACATCATTCGATTCTGGAGAGGCACTTATTTCAATGATAGGAGTTCCTCCTTGTGTTTTTTCCGTAGAAATAATATTGATTGGATCTATTATTATTTCACCTTTCACATAATCTATTGAACCAACTTGATACTTAGAAACAACTGGTTCTGTTTCTGAAATCAAATAGAATAAAAATATAGATCCGATTTTCTTATCTGAACTGGGAATATCGCCAAAATAAACAGTTTGGGATATCCCACTCACTTTAAATCCAGAAGATTTAATATTGAATCCATCATAGTTCTTAATGTGAAATTGATTTTTAAAGCAAATTTCATATTGAGCGAATTGATTCAGAGAAACATTTAAATCTCTACGAATTTGAACTTTTGAAATATTTGAAGTAACCGAAGAGTCGGTGGAATCAATTAATTTTTGATATTGACTATATTTAAATCTAGCCCCATATTTGTTAAACTCATCTGAGTTTGCATATTTGGTTATATTATCAATTATTTTTGTTTTTATTAGGTCATTACTTTGTACTGAATTTAAATCGCAGTAAACATTTGATTCTAATTCAATATACAAATATTTTACGTCCAATATCTCTGGGACAATTCCCGCAACAGCATATTTTTTTAATTTACTTTTTATGTTGTCTTTAATAGCATTTGATATAAAAGATCCATAAAAAGGTTTTATTGTTATGAAAACTTTTCCATATTGTGGTGGATCTAAATCTTCTCCACCAAAAGCACTTACTGATTCTGCTTGCGGGTAAATTTTTGGAATAAGAGTTTCATAATCTGATGAAGTTACAGCTCTATTTTGAGAAGAATACAATCTAGGTGCAAAATTTTTAATAGAATTCACAGATTCTATTTCAGCTCCACCATTAGATAAAATATTTGTTGTAATTAAAGAAACACCTTTTGAAAATGAATTATTTTTTTGATCTACTAAAACTCCCGAAAATCCAAATGATGAGAAATTGTTTCCTTCAGAACCATTACCTATCAAGTATGAAACTTCAATATAATTGTTTTCATTTAATTTTTCTCCAAAAACACCATCACCAAATATTAACTCATATTGTTCGTCTTCTATTTCTTGAATAAAAAATACTTTAGATGAAGAAGTTACGTCTAAAATTGAATTTGAGTTTACAAATTTTCTTGCCGAGGTACTATTGATACTATCTCTAACTGTTACATTTAAAGTTTCAGTATCTACCCCACTATTTTCTAAAATAAATCTTTGATTGCTGTTGGCAGAACTTACGATAAAATCATTTTTAACATAAGACCCTTCATAAATGTCTATCGCATCAAATGTTGCGATTCCATTCACTACAGGAACAGTGATGTCATCTAAAATAGAAAACACATAACTAGATCTCCCAAAATTAGATGTATTACAAACAGATCCTTTTTTTAAAGTTACCGTTTTAACCAAAGGGTTTTGAACTTCAACGAAGAAACTTATATTTGATTTTGCCGATTTTCTTGATCTTGGAACATATCCAATATTTCTTGCTAGTGAGACAACATTTTCTCTTAAGGTAGCACTATCAATAAAAACCTCATTACTAACCATATTTGCATTATATGATGCAATATATGTGTTGTATGCTAAAGTATCAATTATAATTGAAAGATTAGATCCTTCAAAATCATAATCAGTAAAATTTGAATTAGATCTCAGATAATCTTTAATAGAAGATTTGATCTGATCAAAATCTAAATTTGTAAAATTTACTAATGACATTATCGTACTGATTGTAGTGCAAACGTAAGTTGTTGTGGCAAGGCATCAATTCCAATAATGTAATATCTTACTGTAACATTAAATTCATAATTATCATAATTTGGAGAAACATCTACACTAATTAAATCAACTCTAGGTTCATAATTTTCTATAGTATTTCTTATTTCATCTTGAATAATTGACGCGGAAACATCATCAATATTATCAAACAAACTATTAGAAATTCTAGAACCTAGATTTTGGTTGAAAAATTTTTCTCCGGGTATAGTAAAAACAAGATTTTGTATAGAGCGAGATATTGCAGTTTCATTCTTAATGTCAATTAGGTCATAATTTAAAGGATTTACCTGCAATGACAGACTGATATCTTTAAATTGTTTACTAATTCGCTCTACTGGCATTCAATGCACTTTAATTCTATCTTATTTATTATAGATTTTTTGATTCGTAGAGAGGTTCTGTTCCATATTCCCAGTCATCATAATCGTCATCATTGCGAATTTTTTCATGAATTTCATTTTGATGAAAAAAATCATGTTTTTTTGGAGTCAAATCGTCATTTGATATCTCACGAAGCATTTTTTGCTTCTCAATTTGC